GGCCATAGGTCATTATCTCCTCTAGGAAATCACGCTTTTCTGCAATCTCATCAGTCAGTGCGTCGATTAAATCTGCTGTTGAAATATCGAGGAGTTCCGCCAACTCGTACCCCTCGAAACGATCTATCAATTTATTACGGAACTCCTCGTCCATTCTTATTTCACCTTCGTTCGTACGCCTTCGGACCAACTGCCGCACGATTGACACTGGACCCGTTGGATGCGATAATGCTTTGTCCGTCGATAACCGCGACTTTGTACGTGGTTGGAACCGCAAGCACCGCACTCTTTCTTAGTTGCTCCCATGTGTGGATGGTTCTTGATAAATGGTCGGACACGTTGGTAGAGCTTCTCAAGAAGTCGGACATCTTGGATACAGTACCGACGCATCTTCGCTTTCGCCGTCTCTTTGCCATTCATTACATCCTTCCAAAGGTTGAACCCTTCGTGTTTTACTTTACCACCTACCGAGAGAAGAGGGCCAATATAGGCCAGACGGTTCATTACGAACCCCATCTTCTTCACAGTCTTCAAGACATCAATAGATGTAACAGGAGGGGGTGGCGTCAAACCGGCTAGAAGGATTTCGCCCAAAATCTTCGGTAGATCATAACGATCACCATTATAGGTAACGACAGCATCCGCTTCGTTCAGAAGATCAAGAGCAGCTTGAGCCATCCCCTCTCTACCATCTTCCCACTCGGAGAAGAATAGAAAGTCTTTAGAGCCTGACCACTTAGCGCAGAAACAGAGCATACCTCCGTGGTCAATTAATTGATCGGGCGAGATGTTCTCATCCCACATCCTCCAGACATAAGCAGTCGCAGGCTTCCACTCAATATCCAGCAGGAGGATTTTCTCATCATGTTTGTTCGTCATTATCTTTATTTTCTCCGAACGTGTGTACACAGTAGCTTGCTATCTGCTGCTCCATGCGGTTGATACTACGAGGGGACCTACCCTCAAACCACTCCTCGTCCTCAAGCTCTTCAAAGACAGCAGCGACGATCTCAAGGATCGTTTTCTCTTGCATTGTCCACCACTCCTTATCTCGACCAAAGCCGATAGGTTCTGTTAAGGTTTCTAGGATAGGAATACGATCTTCACTATCGCTACGACCAAGACCATCCCCTTGTCCTACAACTAAGTCTGGTTCGTAATCCCAATCATCGTAGTCATCCATACCACCATTCCTCAGGAATGGTTTCCCCCTCTGCCCAAGGAAATCCGTGCTTCTCGGCCCATTGCCAATACATTAATGAATTGGGTGATTTAGTGAGTCGATTGTTAGCTCGCTGGAAAAGCATTCTAATGTCGAGCTTCGGATTTTGTTTCTTAACCGCGAGCATCTTTGCTCTAGCTCGTGCGTCGAAGTACCCTTTACATTCAACAAAAATGTCTCCCGGTAGCCGGAGATCGGGGATATACCGGGAAGATGTAGTGTAAGTGATAACGGGAGTTTGTGGTTCATAATCCACGAACCCTCGTTGGTTATCAGCGATGTTCTCATATATTCGCTTCTCATACCCTGATCGAAACTTGTGCTTAACTATCTTCGGCATCAGTTACCATCCCCATTTCCTTCGCCACTTCCGGGACATCCGGCTCACGAACAACTTTTGTAAGAAACCTTGGGCCGGTCGAATACAGAAAAGTACGAAGACCGGGATGACAACGATACTTATGGCGGCAATAAGAGCAGCCAATACCCAGCTTGAGATTACCAGACTTCCCATCAGGGACCGGCTCATAACATAATTCAGGAGGCGTTTCACTGGTAATAACTTCCTTGAGGTGAGAGATACGCTCGGCTGGCGGATAGTGCTTAATGACCATATCGCTTAGGGGTGATATGCAAATGTCACCGTGCACTTTATCGTTGGCCAGCCAAGCAGCAGGCTTACCCGGTGTTAGAACCGAAGCATAGCCTGCAAGCTGGGCGACATAACCAAAGGGGTCTTCTTCGGTTACTCGTTGTTCGGCAAACTTTTTGTATCCGAAAGGAGACGCTGACTTGACGTCCACAACTGTTCCATCAATGATCGCGTCAATGTGGCCCTTGACACCGTCGACTTCAACTTGTTCTTGGTGATTGGTGACTTCATGTCCAGCCTCCTTAGCTAGGAACAATAACAGTTGTTCAAGGATGTCCCCGTACAGGAATTTGTACAGCGTTTTCGGTGACATCTTTTCTGTGAGGGCAGGGTCTGGGTGTGCATCGAACCAGACTTGTCGGTCCGGGCGACCCATAGAGGAAAACCGAAGGGCGTAATCAACATTAGGCCGGGCTTTGAACCTGTCCCGCAGGACTTGTTTGAGATTTTCTGCGAACTCATTGAGGTTATCCTCATTAATTATGTGATCTTCTTTCTCGTTAAAAAGGGCGAAGATATCTTTAGGGAGGTCTTTTAGATCAGGCACGGTCATTGTCCTCCGGGTACACGATCTCAATATCGAGAATTTCTGGTTCGGTAGGTTCACGATGCGTAACGTAACAATAAGGAACATCGGGCACATTGTGTGCACGAGGAAACTTTTCAAGGACACGAGCGGCTTTGTTAATCGCCTCTCCCTCACTACTTGCTATGACGTTAAGTTCGATCCTCTCCCTTGCCGTACGGACGACGGTAGCTACGAGCGGGAAAAGTGCTGCCAAGGTTATCTCCTTGTGTTATGGTTGTGTGTGGGCGTTTTGTCCTCTAACCTACGGTTGTATCCCGTCTGCCGAACAGACCATTCTTACTGTGGGTAGCCCACTCATCCACAGATCAGCCGGGTATGGGCACTCAGAGGATATCTGAACCAATACCACCCGGTCTACCTGTGAAACTTGGCGGCCCGTTTCCTCGGCATCTTTAAGGACAATGGACGTCCACCGGGCGATACACACATCCAGCACGGGCCAACACTGGAGCGGACTATGGCCCCCACAGCACACCTTTAGGGTGATATGTGGGGTAAGTTATTAAGTCACAGCAAAGCTATAGACATTAGAACGGAACCTCATCATCAAGGTCTTCGTCCAATTCAGCCAACGGCTTAGCCTTAGCTTTGGTCTTGGCCTTAGGAGTATCCTCATCATCCATACCGGCAAATTCATCCTTGTGAAACTCGACATGATCGAGAACTCGGATAGCCTTAACCCAGATGGACTTCTTCTTCCCTCGTCCCCAATCTGCAATCGTTAGCTTCACAGCGACACGAGAGCCATTACCAATGAGACTGCCGTCCCACGGCTTACCATCTTTGTCTTCGATGATAATGGGATCGTTAGCTTCGCCTTTACTGTCTAGCTCAGGCTTCTTCAAGCGCAGGAAGTCGCCAGAGATCGGCTCCTTAGCTTCCTTAAGTCGGTCCAGTAGTCCGTGCTTCTTAAGAAAGTCCGTAGTATCTGGAACGAAATCAACCGTCCATTCTCGGCCATCCTTCTTATAGTTAAGAACGGGCTCACCTACAATCTTCGCCCAAAAGACATAGCCTTTGACGAACTCAGTTGCAAAATCTGGCATACTTTTATGCTCTCTTTCTTTCTATAACATTTTCTAATTAACAAGAGGAGGTGTTCGAGTTCCTTTATATGTGTGTGAACTACGTCTCTTTACCCCTACCCTATAACTTATTATACCATGATTTAAGACTGGTGTCAAGTCTTAAATTTCAAAGGAACTTCTATCCCAAAAAAAGTTCTGTAGGTTACGTTATCAGTGGGTTTCCGCCCATGTCCTGCCTTGCTTGGCTTCTCCATCAAGAGGGACGTTGAGTTGAAGCAATTCGCCAGCTCGTCTAATAGCCTCGACGCTGAGGAGAGCGTGGCGTTCTGCATCGCTAGGGTCGACGTCATATTGCCATTCGTCATGGATATCTCCAACCTTGAGGCTATCGAGTCCTTCTCGGCGAATATCTTGCTCAAGAAGGATCGCAGCGAGGCCCATGACTCTAGCCCCGCCTCCTTGTAATTTGTAATTGAGGGCTGCATGAGGGCTTGGACATATAACTTTAGAACCATCTATCAACTCCACTCTTCCATTTTGCTGTTCCTTAATAGCAGCGTCCATTACATCTTTAAGACCCAAAAGTTTAAGGAACATGGTCCTAATACGACCGCCCTCACTAATAGATACGCCCAGCATTTTAGCCACCTTCTTATCCTGTGCCCCATACTGAATAGCATAGATAAGTGTCTTAGCTTCGGATCGTGTAATTCCTACTAGATCAGCATTGAACTGATGAGGATCGCCCTCGACTACCTGTTTGGTGAAATCAGCTCGGTTAATATAGTGTGCGAGCATCCGCAATTCGAGGCCGCTTGCGTCAGTACCGACGAGAACTCGTCCCGGCCTAGCGGTCCATAAGTCTCTAGCCTCATACGTAAAGTATCCCTGCTCCCCCCTGACTGGATGCTTATCCCTGTCAAGGCGAACGCCCGGTATATTTGCTGTATTAGGCTTTTGATGTCGTAGTCGCAATGTGTCGGCCACGAAAAGTGTACCGTGAATACATGAGTCAGTTTCATTCCATGCCTCCAGCCAGTTGTTTACCATGTTGGCTCGACCGTTGATGCTCATCCATTTAGCGATAAGCTCTACTTCTGGGACTGGTCGATCAACCAAGAACTTTTCGAGTGAGGGCGATAGCTTACCCTTGTCGAACGGTTTGGGATTTCCTTTTTCGGTGAATTCTTGAGGTTTCCATCCAAGCCGGAGTAATTTGTCAATACGCTGTTTAGGAGATCCAACATTGAATGCAATATCTTCAAACGCTCGATATCTTCCGGTGTCTGATACGTACTCAATACTGTACCTGTTTTCATCCTTACTAAAGATCGCTGTAGGTCGGCCATCTTTAGTAAATAGCTGTCTTTCAGCGATGAATATTCTCTCTGGTGGGAAAGCTCGCCTGATTTCATTCTCTAGTTCCTCTTCTCGTGAACGGAGCATACGATAGAAATCGATAGCCCTCATACCATCGAAGTAGAAACCATTACGCTGCTGACGATCTAACAGCACAGTCAACCTGTGTTGTATCCAGATGCTACGCTCAGTGAATTTTATCTTAGCTAGAACTCTCATCAGTTTGATAAACAGTTCTGTAGTGATCTCAACATCTCGGTGACAGTATGTAACCATCTCATCCGTTAAACGAGAGAAATCATTGAACTCGATCTTCTCTCGACCAAGGACTAGTCCCCACGCCCCAAGACTATGACCACCAGACAGGCTAGGACTATAGAGAGTAGAGAGAACAAGAGTGTCGATGCAGTTGCTGACGGAGAGAGTAACCCCAGCAAGACGGACCAAGGTAGGAGCATCAAACTTGAGAATGTTATGGCCCACATAAAGCGAACCACGGGTATGTGTAAAGAAGTCACGGACTTCATCAATTGTCTTAGCTTCACCAGTTTCTCCTGTCTTAACGTTACGCCAGCACATGCACCAAATAACTGTGGCATTCAGGCTGTCCGTTTCAATATCGACTACATACGTATCTGGGGCATGAGTTTCCCAATCAAGATACATTTAGTTCTCCTTATTATTTTATTTTATATGGAGATTACTTAGACGTCAGTGCATCCCTTCAAATTCATGGCCAGCAGTGGACCCACCGCCCATTTCATATTCTTGGACCAACTCTTTCGAGAGTTCTTCAAGACGTCCTGTGACTTCGTTATAGTATAGATAGCAAGCCGGACCAGTACGACCAAACTTCCTATTCTTCTCTACAGAGACACGGGTTACATTGCGACGCCACTCATTGAGTTCCTTCTTGTCACGTTCCAAACGGATCACGATATTGGCTACCTGTTCAGGGCCAGCAGAACCACGGACCTCGCCCTTCCTATTGATGTGAATAACACAGCAACAATGGATATCAAGGTTCATCGTCAGCGTCTTGATCTTGGTACTGATCTCATCTAGTTGCTTACGTTCGTCGCCCGACTGATCAGATACGATAATCGAAAGGTGGTCAACCATAATATACCGGCAACCCAAGGCAGCCATGTGACGAATTTTAGCGAGAACAACGTCGATATCATTGCTCCCAAAGTGGTCCCATATAACGACACGATCAGTATCGAGGATGGCTTTATATGCTTCACGGAGTTCCTCCTCAGTTCTTTCCACATCGGGGAAATGGTAAGGCTTGTTGTTGTGCACCGACATCAAACCAAGAGCAAGGTCACGTTTAGGTTCTTCAAGGTGGAGGAAACCTACTCCAGCCTTTTCTTCGATTAGATCAGGGTTAGTCAGAAGTGAGTATTCAACCTCTTTACAGATTGACGTCTTACCTACACCAGTATCAGCAGTAAGGAGAACAAGCTCGCTAGTACGCATACCATAAGTCTTGTAGTTAAGGCCATCCCACGGATAGGGGACTGACTTAGGTTCCTTATACTTGATGATCTCTTCGATAAGCGACGGATCATTACCAAGCTGGAGGCCATCAGGCATGAAGGCTGGGGCGCGAAACCACTCATTGACATACTCCTTAGTCTTGCCACCCATCAGATACTCGTTAGCATCCTTGCCCTCAGCGAGCTTGAGGATACGCACCTTACCGGGAGTAAAGAGTTGAGCTACGTCTTTAGCAGCCTTCTGCCCCGGCTCATCAGAGTCGAAGTTAATAATGATCTGCTCAAACGAGTTAATGTACTCAAAATTATCGACGACTTCACGCTTAGCGGAACTCGCAGACATGACACCCACATTGGGGTATCGACTACCAGTGAGCTGAAAAGCTGCAAGGGTATCATAGTAACCTTCCGTGATAGTAATAGAACGTCCGCCTTCGGGAAAGAAATCCTGACCAAACAGACGTGCAGCTTTTAAGTCTCCTTCACAGCGGAATTGCTTATCCACACGACGGACCTGATTAGCAACATGCTCCCCCTTCTGATCGAAACGAGGGAACACAGCCTCCGTATCGTCTTCTGGGTTCGTGTTAATCGTCACAAGATATTTGTTGATTGTGGTCGAGTCCAATCCACGCTCGCGAAGAGCGGGCATTTTACGGGACGGCAGGGGCGTGAGACGCCTATCGACCTTAGTGGAAGTTTCCTGTTCTACACTGCGGGCATGGCCCTGCATGGTTCTCTCCTTCTTATTGTTATTATTATATTGAAGATCGTAACCACAGCCCTCAGAAAAGCAGTGTTCGTGATCGTCGTAGATAGCTAGGTTATCTTTAGAGCCACACCTAGGGCAGGCTGAGTGTCTTAGTAGCTTGGACATTAGTTGCGTTCTCCGCAATCTCTCGTTTTAGTTGAAACATCCGCCGAGCAAGTCGTGCCCTAAGCGCAAAGTTCTGTTGGTAACGTGGCATACCGAATAGCGTTTTGCTTATGTCAAGAACTTGTTCTTTCGTCATGGCTTGAGTCCTACTTCTTTGAGGATAGTATCCAAGAGAATAGGACGAAAGTTGGTGCGCTCAACACAAGCACAATAATAGCGAGGATCGGCGCTTCCATCGTATCCTATCTCCTCTACTCTGTTGGCATGAAGATGCCCATGAATGTTAACCTTCCATCGTCCCATTGAACCGGGATGGATGGGAATGTGCGACATGATAAATCCAGATCGCTGCACATACCCACGAACGTCATCGAATAGATCGATGTACTTCTGCATCTTCTTTGGGTCGTGATTGCCGGGTACTAGGCACTTTCTTCCCTTCAAACGAGAGACGGCAGAACGCATTAGTGCAGCCGAAAATGCAATGTCTCCGAGTAGATATACACGGTCTCCTTCGTCCACAAGTTCGTTGTACCATGCGATCATATCCTCTGTCATCTGCTCGACATCATCCCACGGACGGAGCTTAGTACCACGATCATCCACGGTAAACTTAACAATGTTCTTGTGGTAGAAATGAGGATCAGAATAGACCCACGTTTTTCCGTTCATTCTAGTGACCTTTCGTAAACTTCAAGAGCTTTCTGCGTACGCAGGCTCCTCTTCTTCGGGTGCTGCCAGATGACCATTGCCACGTGTAGCGACAGGAGGCTCCTTAGTCTCGGTATCGTTAGCTGCCGGAGAAGCATCAACAGGGGCAGCCTTTGCAACCGCCTTAGCGACAGGACTATCACTCAACCTGTAGTGATCGAGAAGATATACACTGTCTCCCTTCCATGGTATATCGTCAGCGAGATTATCAAAGTAATCTTCATCGTCGTCCCACTGAGTTTTAAACGTCTCATAAAGCGAGACGGCAATCCTACCCACAAGGGTAATCTGTCCGTCGTGGTCTGTCCACCCTTCGGCTAGGCACCGTTCTGCGGTATCGACAAAGAGAATATGGTTATCCTCGCCCGTCCACTG